ACAATCCACCTCTATTGAAACCAGCAGGTGCGAACCATGGAGCTTGAACGCGGTCAGTGTAAGACATCGCACCTAACGCTACAACACTTGGTGGTACCCATAGATCTGCGCTATTAACATTGTCTCTTACTTTCACCCATGGGAAGTAGGTAGCAGCGTAACTTGAGTTGGTACCAACTGACTTTCTATTGGTGATGTAAGTGTTAACATTGCCATTTGTCTTGGAGGAGCCGCCGTACAAGTATTCTGCTGGTGGAACATAGCCACCCTCATAATCAATAACTGCTAGAGCGTCTGCTCTTTCTGCTGTATTATCAACAAGCTTGTTATTTAATGAAGTGTTGTTCATGCCGGGGACGGCGATTACATTGTAAGAGACCTCTTCTGGGTTCTTTACAGTGTTGATTGCTCTTTCAAAAGTAAAGTACTCAGAGCTATTTTCTTTGTTGCTTGGGTTAACCAAGGTGGGGGTGAGTGGGTCTGACTTTGTGACATCAAAGCCGTCGAAACCACCGAAGAACAACGTTGTAAGACCGGGAGCACCTGTGGACAGTCCTAAGACTCCATCTACTCCAGACTTAGCTGTTAAGGACTCGCCGTCCGTCCTGGCGCTGCTGGCGTGCTGTAATACACTTGATGTGCCAACCACACCGTCGCCGGAACCCTTAAATTTAAGATTGTCTAGCGAAACAACGTAACTGAAATCTAAGAAGGAACCGGACTGGTATTGGTCAGCAAGTCCAGAGGGCTTTCTTCTACTCATATCAATCACATCTTCTCTGACTAGATTTGCGCCGTCGTCTTTTACAAGAACACCGAAGTTAGCTACTCTGTAAGCACCTAACTTAGCCAACGTTGCTTGGCTTCTAGTAACGGGCGCTGGGAACGTACAGAACAAACTAGATGAAACATCAGTTAGGTTGATTATCGTAGCGCCTGCTTGGGTATTACCGGGGATCGTGTTGCCTAAACGAACGTAGCTTGAGCCACCTTCGGTTAGTGTGGCGGCGGCGGTGGAACCAGATGCGAAAACAACTGGTTTGTATCTTGTTGGACCAGTAACGCCGAATGGAATAAGATCTGCTGTGAAGCCGTCTGCGTAAGCGTTGTCCACCTCTACTCTACAGTATTTTGAACGATTTTCAAAATCACCCTTTTCAATGTTTCTATTTGTGCTTTCTTCGTATTCGACGTATTTTGTACCAATCTTTCTTAAGAGGTAGTTGTCTGAATTTTTATTAAAATCGCAGTCTAAGAAAGATTCTACAATTTGTTTATTAGTATCTGAATCGCCTAATTGCCTTAAGACAACGTTAAACTTGTAGTAGGGGTCAACGTCTGCGTCCACTGGTCTTCTAATATTCTCAATAGAAGCCTTGATGTTCTCTTGTGCCCACTGACCATCATTTAAGCCAACCAGCCTAAATAACTTTTTAACTCTACCGCTGTTAATATTCGCGGTCATATCAGCACTGAATGAGGCAGTATCGGCTGAAGTATCCTGACTTAAGAACCAGCCAGTTTTTGGGACTGTAGCATCTTGATCTAAAGCACCCAATCTAAAGTGAGAGGCGTTATCAGCGTCTGCGGTACCTTTACCTAGACCAATAATCATGCCAAACAAAGGGGCGCCAGTGTCAACGCCGATTGAGCCTGTTAAGCTGTGTTCAAAAGTCTCTCCAAGGAAGTAGCCTACTTTGCCGTTAGCAACAGTGTCGCGACCAACTAAAGTTGGGTTTGTATTAAAGACCTTTCTTGCGAAGGTGCTTTCACCCTTAGACATGCTGAATGTAAATTTGCCTGTTGGGAGCGCGTGGGTTGTCGTGGCTGAACCGTTAAACTGCGCTGTAAATCTGCCTGTGGCATCACTTATAAAAACTTTTGATGTGCCTGCGCTGTTGCCAGCTTCATCGCCGGCACCTGCTAAATCGCCAGTCAACTCAATGGAACCGGTTTCAAGATACCAGATAGCGGCTACCGATCCTGTAATTCCAGTTGCTGATGAAGAGGGGAAAACCATGAGAGCATAAGCGCCGCCGGCACCGCCATTCTCGGTTACGTCTGTACCGTTATTGCCAAGTTCCCAGCCTGCTTTGCCAGTGTTGGTAGCATCACTTGATTGGACGCCCAAAGTTCTAACAAATGTTAAAGACTCACCGTTTCTCAGCCATGACTGGGCGGCGTATGTGGCATACATTGGGGAGGTGTAATTACCATCTCTCCAAACGTCTCCGCTTTGACCACCATTTACTGGTTCACCAAATACAGAAACAAAATCAGAAAAGCTTCTTACCTCAGTTGGGGTAAAAGCTGGACCTCTTCTTGACCTACCAATAATACAAGCGCCAATAGCTGGCTCTTCTGCCGGGATTTGAGAACGGTCGATCTCTGCTATTCTAATACCGGGGGAAATAAATTTAAAGTTTTTCGCTGAAACTGCCATGTGTTAAAACTCCTCACACAAATACTCTATTGTAAATAGTTTTTGGAAACCCAAAATGCTTATTGTCTAAAGAAACCATCGTCGTTGTTAGAATTTTTCTCTCCTAACATACTACGTTCTCTAGTGAATCTAATTTTAGCAGGGGATTCACGCGACACGACGAAAGGAGTATTTTGATTTATACCATCAGCCGTGATGTACCCTAAAACTTTTATTTTAATTTGGGCATCAAATTTCTTTTCTTCGCCGCCTAAATTAGAAGCATTGCTTTGAATTGAGTAATTGTCTTCAATAAACGCTTCAAACTTATGATTGTTGTACTCAACTAAAAACTGATTAATTCCACCTGTAAATCTTTGGAACGGTAATAAGATTTCATTTAATTGTTGAATATAAATTGTCCTAATTTTTATTGTGTAATCCATGTTTAAGAAGACTGGGTAGCCAGTGTAAAGAGTCTCATATACAACCTCACTAGATTCAAATGGTAATTTAAAGGTTTCCTGTGTTTGGTCAGTATATCTTTTAGCTGCCGCGTTTTGAAAGTTTTGTGTCTTATCTTTTACCACCCTTCTGTAAAGTGGAAATGCGCCTCGCTTCCTATCCATCTGTGGGAAAATATTACCTGGAATTGGTCTTTCATCCGCTGTTGTTTTTGATACAGAAGTTCTCTCCACGACCATTGCTGGGTAGATAATTGACTGTGAATCGATCTCTCTTAGTTCTTTATCGTTTTTTACTTGGAAGGCTCTCTCTGCGGTAATCCAAATAATTGGGACCTTTCTTCGACCTTCGTTTGAATCGGTATAAATATCTAACCTTTCATTTAGCCAATTGTAAAGTGCGAAATCTATTGTTTCTAAAGTAGAGGGGTTTATAGATTTTTGTTTAGTTGATTTATTCGGCATTAAATTTTCCCTTCCTTGCTCTTAGACATTTAGCTTCAATTTCATACCTGTATTCAATTTGACCAAATAATTGTTTCGGCTCATTTAATTCTGTAATTTCATAAAATATATCGCCATAAAGCACAAAGTCTCCCTCTCTAACGAACACATTTTGATCTTCACCAAGTCTTCTTTTGTGGAATTTTATATTAATTGTTGCGCGTTTATCGACACCAAAATCTGATGTTTCTGTTTGGATTCCTTCAAAATTAACTAAAGCATACACTCTAATTGGTGGTAAAAACGTTTTTTCAATGGCTTCACCGTAAAGAGGGTGATAATTTGAGTGTTCTATACTTAACGGATAGTAAGCGACAGGTTGAGCTACAACTCGATCTGTTACTTCGTCTGTTACCTGTTTAACAAAATCCCTTTCCTTTTTGTTAAAAAAGACTGGTCCTGGCGGGGCTAACGGTTGAGAGTATTTATTCTTTGGATCTGGCATTTATTTTATCCTTGGAAAATTGGCATTGGCACTTTGCCAAAAATTTCATCATTGTTCTTTACCAACTCGGCGTCCTTCTTAGACAACTCAATATATGTAAGCTGGTCTAAGATACCATTGAGTTCTGTTTTGAGAGCATCTTTTTCTGCTGCTGCTTGGCTCAACAAATCACCTGAGTTTAAATTAACACTGTCACCAGGGATTGGGATGGAACCACCAAACTTTCCTCTAATTTGCCCCAACATTTCTTTTGAAAGGGCAAGGGCGTATCGGCGGATCCATTGCTTACCAATAGAGTTGATACTGACATAGCGAATATTATTAAATGGGAGGGTGTTCATATTGTTAACGCCCCCTACTCCGTCTTTTCTTGTTGGGTCTTCATCATAAGCGCCGCCATCAACATAAAATCTAAACCAATATCGATCAGGCATCATTCCAGATTGTGGTTTTGGAAACAATCTCAATCTATTATCAATTAACTCAAAAGAGTAGTGGCTAACTCTTGTATATAGTGAATCCTCATATGCCATGGCTTGGGCTTTATTTTGCCAAGTCGGGACAACTTCGAATGTTGAATCATCTGAGTATTGACCGTAGCTTGACAAGTTACCAATAACATTAAGGGCACCATAATAAGCAAAGAATCTCCACATGGTAAGAGGTGTTTTATACCAAACATTTGTAATTGTTGCTTTTTGGTTGTCTGTTATCACACCTGGGAAGCTAGATGATATAATTTCTTGTAAATCATAGTCCTGCTGTGAGCTAGTAGGAATAAAACTAGCTGAATAATAACGAACATCTCCGTTTGTACCAGCGAGTGTTGCCAAGCCCTTTCCAACTCTAACTGGATAAGTTAATTTAAACTTTGGATATTTAAGTTCTGCTTGTAAATTTTGAGCATCTCCAGCAATAGGATTACCATTGTGGTCAAAACTAGCCGTTGCGGAGCCCAGGACGTTCGACAAGGCATTCTTTGCTTGATGTAGGTTAATTACATAGGAATACTCTAAAACGGCTTCCTCATAGGCAGCAAACACGTTTCCTTCAGTTAGTTCAATATCTAAAACGTCGCCGCCCAATCTTTTAAAAGTAAAAGCAACTTGATCTGCTGCTCCTGAAGCAAAATATACTGATTCTAAAGGACCATCTGAATTATATATCCCGAACGGATAACTGAAAGTGAACGCCGTGTCTGCCAAAGAAGCAGATGGTAAAATGTTCGTTGGTGTTGAACTTACCGGTGTTAGAGTTGGTTTAGCCATTTATGTCTTTCTCCTACATTATTAAATAGTTTCATAAAAGAAGACCTCCCAGTTTTCACTGGGAGGTCTCGTATAAAGCTTTTTTTTCTCCTTGTAACCTCTTCTCCGAGGAAGGTGGGCTTAAATTTATTTTACCTACCTTAGCTCTCAGTATTAAATGGAGTGGCTGGTGTACCGGAACCGGCGAGTGTGCCATGAACGTGCCAGTTTGTGCCATCTGAGACGACCGTAATAAATGTTCCTACTAGACCACCTTTCGTGGTGCCGTTCATTTCGATACTATTGTCGCCGGATCCGTCAGGTGCGAATTGATCAGATTTAGTTGCGACCGATGATATTACAAATAAACCACCGACCAATAGATCAGTGAGGGTTCCAGCAACGATTTGGTAAATATTTGAAGTAACGCTAGTTTTTACTAGAAATTTTACATTCCAACCACTACCAACATCAGCAGGTGAGGCTGGTAAAGTCACTGCGATACCGTCAGCTTTAGATAAAAGAAACTGTTTGCCACAATCGGCTTTTGTTAGTGTTTTTGAAGCAGTAGTTATTGTTTCTACAACAACCCTGTTTGAGATCGCGAATCCGTTCTTAGCCATAATTTATTCTCTCCTTAATAAATATTGAGTTTAAAGCTCTGTACACTAATAAGTAGTGTTCAAAATAGGAAGACCTCCCAGTTTTTACTGGGAGGTCTTGTATAAAGCCACAATTATGAAATAATTTTTTCTTACTTTTTATCTTTAGCTTCTCTCTTTAGCTTTACAACCTTTTTGGTCTTAGCTGGTTTAGCTGCTGCTGGTTTAGCTGCTGCTGGTTTAGCTGCTGCTGGTTTAGCTGCCTTGGGCTCACTTTTTTTAGAAGCTTTTGGTCCATCAACCTTTATTACCTTGCCGCTTTTGTCAACGTAAGTGTAGGTTGAACCTTCTACTCTTTCTATTTCTTTACCATTTTTATCAACGTAGATAATCATTTTTAAATCCTTCTATTAAGTAGCGATTGTGTAAGTGCCACCATCTGTGATGCCGTAAGCGTACCAGTTTGAACCGTCGCAGAAAACGTAAATGCTATTACCAATCTGTGCTGATAAGATGCTGTCTGCTCCTGCATCATTGCGGCTTACAAGAGTGTCTACGGTATGGGAGGCAACCTTGAAGTTCTGCGCAGAGCGAACTACCATTCTGAAATTGATACCCGACAAGCTTTCTGAAGGTTCGGGCAGAGTTAATGTTATTGCTCCTGAAGCACCAGTGTTTGTTAAGATCTTGCCGCAATCTAATTCTGTCACTTCTCTATCTGCGGTGACAACCTCGACAGCCTGTCTGTTTGACATTGAATAACCGTTCTTAGCCATGATTTGTTTTCTCCTTAAAAAATATTCGCCTATAGGCTTTATACATTAATAAATAGTCTCCCCAATAAGAAGGTTCCCCGCTGAGTCAAAAACCCAACGGGGAACCTAATTTTAACTACGCTTAGTTAATTAGCCAATAAGATCTTGGCAGATAACTAGACCGTACATGTCAGGACGGACCATCTTCTTTGCGTAGCGAGTCATGACGCCCTTACGGGGTACGAAGTCCTCGATACCAAAGATGGTAGGTGTGACCTGTAGTGGGACATAAGGAGCGTAGACATAGCCACTCTCAAGGAAGCTGCCGCCACGACGACCAACTAGCACGACGTTGCGTGGGAAGTATGGATCGACGTATACGTCAAACTTCTTGCTCATAGCACCTACTTTAACAGCACCAATCTGACCACCTTTGATTTCCTCGTGGTTTACGGTTGCGCGGAAACCAGCGGTGAACTCTAGGAGGTTAGCAACTTCTGGGGAGCAAACTACGAAGTTAGCACCACCGCGAAGTGTCTTTCTGTGGATTTGAGCGCTGACATCATTGATGGTCTCAGCGAGAGTCTCGTACCACTCAGAAACAGTACCTGTGAAGTCAGGAGCAGCAGTTGTAGCACCAACCTGAGCACCAGTGTCACGGTTAACGAATTTACCGGGACGACGGCTCCAGTACTTAGTACCAGCAGTAGCACCTTGGATAAGATCGTTCAAGATTTCACGATCGATCTCTAAGGCTACCTGCTCAGAAAGGATACTTGTAAGCTCAACCTCAGCGTCGAGGTTGTGGTAAGCGTTAAGATCCTGAGCTAGCTCTGGGGACCACTTAGCTTTGAGCTTTCTAGTGTTGGCTGTAACAGCAACTGAGTCAACCTTGATATCGATTTCAGCAATCTGTGAATTCTGACCAGCTAGACCAGTACCTGTGAAGCTTGAGCCGTCACCAGCACCCTCTTCGAAGAGGTCTAGAGTCAATGCACCTGCGACACCATTTGTTCCGTCAGCGTTATCAGTGCGTGAGTAAGAACCACTTAAGCCGCCTGGGTCAGTAACAGCACCACCGGAGCGGAAAAGAATTACTGATAGCTTGCCGTCAGAGGTAACCTCTGTGAGACGACGAATAACTTTACCGTCTAGAGAGCCGCCAACACCAAGAGCACCTTCTTTCTTATCAGCATTAATACTAATAAGGTTATCAAAGTTGAGGTCAGGGCACAAGTCCGATGCGTCGGCACTACTAACAGCCTCAATAACTGTTGATGAAGCAACAGCAAGATCTGACAAGAGATCAACGTCATAACGAATACGCTTCATAGCGGCATCGCTAGCTTCAACAGCAGCTAACAATGTGGCAGAACCTAGACCGTTGGTTGTTG